GTTTCCCAGTCACGATCCAGCCGTTCTCATTTCATTCTCCTTTTAACGGTTTCAGTTAGCTGACGGATTTCCTCCATCAACTTTGGATCTCCTTTGCCAGGGTCACCCTGTCCGCCGGAGGTATTTGCGGTATTCCAACCGCCAGCGATTAGCTTTACAGCCATCGCACCGGGCATGCCTGCGTCTCGCAGTACTCGCTCCACATCTCTTTTAGTCCAATCCCCCTTAACTGTATCAATCATAGCAGATTGAAGCATTGGGAAAGTTACAAGAGAGATCTCCCACAACTCAAGTTCTTTGAGTTCGCGGCTACCTGTTCTTTCGTCTCTGGTAGCCTTTATAGTTCGATAGCCTATAGAAAGACCATCAAGTATGCCTGCTTTCATAAGCTCATAAGCTTCTCGACCTTTCTCAAGAGAGGTCAATAGCCGACCGCGGACACGAAGACCTACGTTATCTTCCTGTAGGTCTTCCCATGTTCCTACAGGAGATGAGGGGTCATGTTGCCAAAGCATCTTGATCCTTCTAGGGGACCTTGATTTGAGTGTTTTGGAGAAGGCACCCCTTACGACCACGTCTTGGCCTTGATCCATCTCTCCGAACTTAGAGGCATAGCCTTCAAACACCCCTTCTTCCGACACCTCTTTAATATCCAAAGAGATCGATCCTTTTTCGGTATCTGTAGGCATAGTCCTGTTCCTTTCTGTGGACATACTAAACTAAGTTCAATTTTCTGGCAACCGCATTACTTCTTTGTTACATAGGCCCATATAGCTGCCATTATACCCCCTGTTACTATAGTTGTTATACCGACAATTATAGTAGACCCTATCTTCTCAGAAGTCTTACGGTAAGTAGTTACCCACCTCATGTTCTGGACAAACTCCTCTGTACTGTTTCTGTCTTTCGGGTCAATCCCCAACTCCTGAAAAGTCTCGACGACCGCTTGATGGGTGGATTCCCTCACAATACCCTTAATCTGTTCTTCATTTTCAACCATTCTATCCTACCTCGTAGCTAACAGTGCATCGGCAGTTAGCATTGTTCCTAGCCGATGCAGATGGATCCCCCGGATACATTAACCTTTCTCCTCCTACTATAAAAGGCTCTCTTATACTTTTTATCTGATTATGGGCTATACTGTGAGCAGGACGAACTTTAACATCCTCCCGAGACACCCATCTCTTAATAGAAGCTAGTCCTAAGGAGTTAATGGCCTCCCAGGCCCCTCTTTCCAAAGCAGTATGGACTTCAGATCTAGCGATACGGATAGCATAGTGCCTATTAGACAAGAGCTTTATGATATTCTTTCTTATTACATCCGAATCTTTACCTGAGATAAGCTCTTCAGTTATTCGGGTTCTTAAATAGAATTCGAGTAAGCTAGCCCTTTCTGAAGAGTAGGTCAGTAATTGGGGTCTAAGTATCTCCATAAGGGCATCAGTGGGGTCACTCTTTCTACCTACTCCTGATACTATAAATCCTATACCTTCCCTAGCAACCACTTCGTGGAAAAGGTATAAGATGCCTTGAAGACTCCTTTTCCAGGTATCAAGTGAGTTTTCGACGTGAATATGAGGCTGAATAGTCCACTTAGAGTTGATATGATGAGCCAGGGATTTGTTTAGCGAATAGATGCTAGTCGTCATACGTCTTTCGTATTTAATCAGCAACTGGCTCGATATAATGCGATACATCATGACTCATCCTCCTCGAAAGGATCGTCAGAACTAGGTTCACTATTATCTTCGTCTTCGGGGTTAATAGTATCTGCATTAAGCGGCATCCTATTCATTGGACCGAAGATCGAATTACCAACTTCAGAGTCTTCATACTTCTGGTATCCAATAGCCTGTCTCTTCTCATCCACAGTGAGTACTTCCGACTCTTTAACCCGTTTCCATAAAGACTCTCTTTCATCAGCAAGTGCCTCGAGCGTATCGAGATCGGTTGTCACAGAAAAATTGTCTCCGTAGGTAGGTTGAAGGAAAGCGGAAAGGTCTCCGCATACGCGAGTTACTAGTGGAATAACAGTCTGTCTATACAATGCTCGGACAGCCTGACTGTAGTTAGTATAGGTATTGTCACCGGGGATACCTAGTAGCTGAGGGGGTACACCAAAGGCTAAGGCAATATCTCGAGCTGACTGCTGCTTGGCATCGGTGTATTCCATATCTTTAGGAGCAAGAGACATCTCCTTCCAGTCTAAACCTCCGTCAAGCAACAAAGGTCTACCTGCGTTACGGGACCCCTGATACTTATCCTCTAGCTCTTTCTTTAGTCGATAATACTGCTCATCACTGAGGGCTTCAGTACCTGACTCTCCTCCACTGTAAACAAGAGCCCCTGAAGGCCTAGCCATATTGTCCAAAAGAGCCTTACTGAAGATATTTGACTGATTATGAACATCAATACTATAAGCAGCGGGTTCAACAGCACTTAGACCATACTGGTCGTTAGTAGGGTGGAATTCTTTTATGTGAAGGATTGGCAGCTGGTCTCCTTTAATTTCGTAGGTAGTAGTGTTTCTGCCAATAGTATACTGATAAGATGAAGGGTAACCCTTAGGGCCTACAACTACTTTCATACGATCCGGACGAAGGACAAATAACTCCTTAATAGTACTATCTATAAACACAGGCTCTAGGTAGACATTACCAGAAAGTATTAGGAACGAGTAGAGACTAGTCAACAAAGACTGCCGACTGTCAAAAGGGTTGGGCCTCTTTATAAGGTCAAGGAATGGGTGCGTTTCCATCTCCTCATCGCCTTCAATAACTAGGAAGGGCATCTGAGCTGCAGCTTCCGCTACTAACTTAACGCACCGAAAGGATACAGCATTTTTCTCATAGCTCTCTGCAGCCAGCCTATCGTACTCACGGGGCGTCCATACAGGTCGTCCCATAGTTTGTAGGTATAGAGACTTACCTGTTTTAGAGGCTTTAGTCATACTATCCTTTATCATGCTATACTTCCCTTCTGCGCTAGATACCACTCGGCACCATCATAGATAAGTTCACACCAGTCATTTTCTGCCAGAGTTACAAGTACCGATTCCCCGGAAGCTCGGGCTGAGAGGTTAAAGGCCCCTCCGCCGGTTCTTGTAATCCTAAGAAGTTGACCCTCTCTCAGTTCTATATCTCCATAGGCTACTAGAGTTATCTGTCTATTAGCAGTAAGAGTCCCCATATGGAGGACAATAGTATCGTCTGAATCCAGAGTAGCACTAGCATCGGTAGAAACAACCCGAATAGAAGACAGGCCCCCTGCAGCAGCAAGAGCAGCCACCTTCAATTCTGCCGGAGAATAGGTACGGCGAGAAGTACTAGTACCGGCTTCGATAACAGGCTCAGAGTGGGCAATCCGGGGAACGTAGTCAACTACCCACCGGGACCCTTCATATACTACTCTTGCTCGACCGTTGACACCAGTGAAGAGTAAACCTGCATCACCAGTAACAGTTCCTGAGTCGCCTAGCAGCTGTATCTGTCTAGTAGTACCAGCACCATCAGTACTATAAAGAGTAATCTCATCGCTATTAACGCCGTTATAGAACTCCAAGTGATTACCGCTGTCATCTAGAGCAGCATTAGCCGTCTCATCTAGGTTAATAGCACACTTACCGCCAATATCATAAACTCTCCCTAAAAAGTCTTTAGGAAGTCTCAAATCCAAAGCAGAAGTGGCGGTCCCGCCCGAAGTATAAGCAGTATGAGCAGTGCCGTCCTCATCATCTATTGAATAAGTATCCACATCTATCACAGTGATAGTGAGGAATCTTCCATTAAGTTCGGTCATACCCCCAAGCGAAGCCAAGTACACTTTATCCCCGGTAGACCTACCATGACCGACTTCCGTGATTACCACGGGGTCAGCTTGTGTTGCACCGGTGATAGACCCCTCAGTGCCTACTAGTTCATTCAGCTCCCATCCTCGGTGGCCGAAGCGTTCTCCCTGAAGTCCTACAGCAGAAATAGTCAAATCATTTAGCCGCTCATCTGTAGGTACACCAAGACCTCCCCACTTACCAGAGAGTATATGACCTCCTCTTTCACCCGCAGTCTTATAGGCCGCTGATGTAAAGTGGTTAATAATAGCAGACTCATCTCTACCTTCCAAGTCAGCAGTAGGTACTAGTGCACAGAACTGGGGGTACTGTCTGCTGAACCTTTCAATAGTACGAGCACGGCGAGACTGCTGTCCTGATTTAACCCCTGTGTAAGGCGGGAATACGATCATGGGGAATCTTCGAGTAGGGTCTACATCAAGACCTCTAGCCTTCAAGTCATCGTACAGATAAAGAAGTTCTTGCATGTAGATGTCTTCAGGAGTATCCAAATCAGCTTCACCTTGCCACCAGCCAACAGCATCAAACTCATCTATACCGGCATCATCGATAGCGTCAGTCCATTTTTTGAACTCTTCTCGGTTAACATCGCTGATGGTTCGGTCTGTGACTCGAGGTGACCCCAGCTGGTAACCGCCGCCGGTCCACTTCTCAATCTCTGTGGAACCTTGAGAAGCCATCACGATCCGAACTTGTATGTTAAATATCTGGGCTATCTTCAAAGCCACATGGACAGCAGGGCAGTTTGACCCATCGCCATTAAAAGGCTCTAGGCCTTGTCTTCCAAGAGCGTCTTCCCATGTCTGGGAAGTGGGAACCCATACGAAAACTTTATCGGCAACAGTGATCCAGTTGGTATCACTACCGCCATCAGCCCCTAGAGAATTGGATTGACCGCCCCATGCCAGGTGCATCGGATTGGGAGGAGCGATTGCAGCAGCAGACGCAGCCGCGGCAACAGCAGAGGCATCAGCGTCCGCGGCATAGCCTTGTGCTGCAAGCTCAGCAGCTTGTGCTTCAGACAAAGTAGGAGGCGGGGCTACATCAAAATAATCATAAAGATTGATAGGACCTGGTACGTCAGGAACAGTCAGAGTCCCCATAGGTCTATTCGCGTCTGCCTCGCCAGGTTCAATTAGATATACCTTGTAAACCGTACCTGCCATGCCTCGGGCATTGGGCCAAAGGGGTACGTTTATAATACCCCCCTCAGGAATAGTATAGTAGCTTTCATGGGGAACAACCAGAGCAGAATCCTTATCCGCTCTATCGAGTACAAACTTGAGACGATAGTTAGAGGCGGGGTCACCCGTAGGAAGGGTTACCAGTCCCTGAACATCTATAGTACTAAAGGGCATGGGGGGTCTCCTATTATCCGCGAATAGTATAATTTCAACAGGGATTTCCTGTCAACCCCATTTGTGGTATGCAATACGCATATATACGTATATGCTAAAGGTTTCTTATTCGAGGTTCTGTTATGTGCCGGTGTGACAAATCGGACAACGCCCACACTAAGGCGTCCATCCTGTCAGGTGACTTACCCTCTACAGTCCCCGAGGGGTCAAAGTCACACATCTGGTCTTCTAATTCAGGAAAAGCTCCCAGATGGTGGACTCTTCCCTGCTCGTAAAGACCTGCCACAGGCTCTGCTCGTATCCACTTGCCTTTAGTTGCTCGTACTTTAACCACCTTAACGCCAGGGTCTACACTCCTTATTACAGCCTCTGCCATATCGCCCCCTTGATTGACTTCTATAACTATACGATTGGCTTGATACTGATAATATTGCGCTATGGCTGCATTAGCCCACCCCTCAGGACTTCTACCTTGGACAGTATAGTCTCCATGAACAAAGTAGTGAGCGTGGTTGATGTTAGGTATATCTCGACTTGCTACGATGATACCACACTCGTCAGATGTACTAGTGCCCGTGGTCGGTGGGTCGACTGCTACCACAGTCTGATGTAAGTCTTCAGGAGCACTTCTTTTTCGAGCTGCCTCTATAATCGCCATGTGGAATAGAGCATTGGGGTTATCATCCAAGATCTCAGCTGAAAGTTCTTGACGACCAAGTCTAGTCCCCCCGATCGTGACTGGGAAAC